GAGGGCATGACTATTAAAAAATCTAATCCAGCTAGAAGAAAGTCTTTTCGTGCTAGACATAGATGTGCTACTGCAACTAATAAATTAAGTGCAAGATATTGGAGCTGCAAAAAATGGTAGACAAATTATTATTAAAATTTTTTGGTTGGATAGATAGTTTAAATGAAAAAATAAATGATCTATTAACCTTTAAGTTATGTAGTTGTAAAAAGAAAAATGCTAAGAAAAAAAACTTGGAATAGATCAAAGATAAGGGAGTTTATCTGTGGATATTGCGATTGGTGTAAAAAAGAACTATTGAATACTATGGGTGGATGGATTATAAATGCAGAACACAAACACTTTTGCCATAATGGTAAAGATGAATTGTGCTTTGATAAATATATAAATTTTAAAAAGGAGACTAATGAAAAAAGGTTATCACAAAACAAAATCTGGTAAGACAGCTAAAAAAGGTTTGTATTATAATATAAATAAAAGAAAAAAAGCTGGTACAAGCAGATCAAAATCTAAATCTACTATTAGCTCTAAGTCTTACAAGTCTATGCTATCAGGATTTAAGAAGTAAATATTTTTTTTAATATTAAATAACAATCAGCACAAAAATATATTTTATTTTCTATAATTATAGCAGCTCTTTTACATTTAGAGCATTTGTGCTTTGGCATTATGCTATAAGTTCTTGAAACTCTTGCCAAATAGTTTGCTCATCACTCCAGAATCTTTTTCTATTTTGTTTCATTTCTATTGAATGTAAAACTGTAGTATGATCTTGTCCAAAAATTTTTCCTATCTCTGTTAAGCTCATCTTATATTTTTCACTTAATACATTATGAATAATATTTCTGGATCGCACAATATCTGTAGTTCTAGTCTTGGTAAATAATTCTTTCTTACTTACTTCATACTTAATACAAACCTTATTAATTATGGAGTCTATCTCTGTTTGTCTAGGTTTTCTAAATTGATAACCAACAATCTTTCTTTCTGTATTGATAGGCACTATGTGTGTTTGTTTTATTTCACTAATATGATTTGACATTTTTTGTTGTGCTAACTCAAAACCTTTTTTAAATCCTGCTTCATATAATTTATATTCTCTATCTGATAATAAATAAAAAGCTATCTTATGCTTGTAGATAAAATCGTTGTTATTTATTTTTTTAATATGTTTTTGAAATTCTTGTTTTGCTAAAGACATAAATCCCCCTAGGTATTTGTTGTTTTTTTTATCAATGTAAACTAATGAGTTATGCTCTCATCAATTCTTCTTTTGCCTTCTCTATTTTCCAAAGCAATCTATAAGAATCTTTTTGATACTTATGTACTTTATGCTTTGCTTCCAGGTACTTCTCGTGTTTCTTTTGTTGAAGATCCCTGTATTTCTGAAGGCGAGTTCTCAACTCTTCCATCTTTCTCCTTTTTCACTTTGGTAAAGTCTATTTTAATTGCTGAGACTTTACATTCTACATACTCTCCCTGTGCGTTGGGGTCGGCAGCTTTCTTTACATCATCAAATCTTTCAACTAATTCAAAACTAGCTTCGCCAGATTTAATTCTTAAATACTTACTCATTTTTATCTCTTTTGTCTATATCTTTTTTGTGTAAGTCAAATGTCATGTCATTATAGATAGATAGGTCGTGATAGTTATCTGCCTTATAACCCTTGGTAGTCCTAAACAATTTGAGTGTCATCATTAGCTGACCTACTTGATATGGCTTTAATTTTTTTTTTAAATTCGGAGCTAATATTAAGGTAAAAAGCTCGGCAAGTATAGTGAAATTGTATTGGTAATCGCCATATTCTTTTTGACGATCTGATACAATCTTCTTCTTAATCTCTTTGTCTAAGTCTGTAATTTTCATATTGTTTTTAAAGGTATGGCAGAAGAAAACAAATAAAGAGGGAGCATTGCCAAGAAAGGGAAGAGGCAACATGATTCGCTACTCTGAAAAAAACTTCCGCCACACCACTCAACTACAAAATCTAAATTAGTATTTGTAGTTAGGTTTGTTATAACCTGATCCTTGACCTTTTGCAAACTTGTTTGGTGCAAAAGACGACTGCTGTCCTCTCGGCTTGGCAGGTGCTGAACCAGTATTTGATGGTGTCAAGACAACATTAATAATCCCTGTGGGATTACCTTGTTCGTCAAGATCCTCAAATCCTGCTTGATTGTACCAATCATCTCCAATCTTTACACCTATTCTCCAGGTTTTACCCTCTGGTGATTTTGGATTTATTGGTGCAACAAATATAGGTCTATTATCTCCTTGCTGCTTGTCTTGATTGTGTGTAAGTTTTATATATATCTTATCACTCATTGTGTTACTCCTTGTCTATTTAGTTGTGTTTCATGTGTTTCATATAGATCAGTAATCTGTCTATACACACGAACATTATTATTAGGATCAAATAAGTTAGGATTTTGTTTTCTAAATTTCCTTAAAGCATAAATATCATTAATAGATTTTATAGCTTCTCTTACTTGATTCATATCAATGTCTATATCAACATTGGCATGATCTGTACCACTTCGTTGTGGAATTTTATTAAAAGGTTTTGCCTTGTAGCCATCTTCATTATCTAAACCTGTCTTTAAATGTAAAGCATTTAGGTAAGCATACTTCTTAGCATAGCTCATACCATTACCTGTACCAAATTTATCTAAGTTTCCCATTGCACTACATCCATTGACATCAACATAGCTGTCAGGATTTTCAATGTCATGTATTCTCATTGAACAAGTGACAACAATAAAATTTTCGTGAATGGTATTGCTATAATTACAAACAGGATATAATCCATTGTTAAGTAATGCTTCCATTGCCACAACTTGAACACTATCGTGGAGCAATGGGTTGAACTGCATACCTGGTACTTTCTTGCCTTTGACTACCCCACTTGCTTCACAAGCTGCTTTGTGTAGTTTTTGATATATGTTTAGTTTCATGCGTCTAACCCCCATAGTTGATTGATTTGTTTTTTTTGGTCGTCTATTAAATCCCTATAATAAAAAGGATGATTTAATTCTGGTGGCTCTGCAAAGGCAGATAGTTTTTTAATATCTCCTTTACAAAATATAATTAGTTGTTCCCAAGATTTTAATCTTTGTACTAAAAGATTGTATTGTTCTTTTAAATAATCAGCTCTTAACATATCGTGTGTGTCATCAAAGATTGTGTATTCATTTTCATTTACATAAAACAAAAATGGTTTTTTGTTTGTGCAATGGTGGTAGAAAGCTAATTGGCTAACGTGCATTGGGTCAGGATCTGTCGGAAGTAAAGTTGATGCCATGTAGTATTCATCTTTGCCTCTCTTTTTTTTTATCGTAGGTGGTTTTGTTTTTGCCTCACCTATTTTTATATTTGATTCGTAGTCTACTCTACCAATAATATCTATGAGCATATCTTTATCTTTGCTAGATACATATCTTTCTGCGACTAACTTTTCATTACCAAATATTTCTTTGACTGCTTTCTTCATGTTCTCAATGGTTGGATGAGAAAAGCTAATCATCATTTCCCTTGCTAGTTTATCCTTGTCATCTACAGGTGTAGTATTTTTATCTATTGCGTCTAATTCTTGTTGAAATATTTCGTCATAATTTTTGTTCTTTAATGTAATCTTCTTGTCTCCTTGATATAAAATTTTACAAGTTAATCTTTGAGCTGTGTTGTTTACAAGATTACCAAATGGAGCTTTATATCTTATCTTAAACATTCTTCTTATTTCTTGTGGTAAAGAATAGTTAAGTACAAATCTGGTAAAGTTTTGGCTTGAAGAGGGAGACCAATGATCTAAACCTTGACCCCCATTAAAGTTTTTAAAATATTCTTTCATTTGTTTGTTTTCTTTGTTTTACAGCTAATATAAATGCTTGTCAATCATTATTATATGTAATATATATCTCTTAATTGTATAACAAATAAGGAGAAAAATGACACTAAAAGAGTGGCGAAAAAAACAAGGTATATCACATTATACTTTTGGTACTATGTTAGGTATCAAATCAATTAATCCAGCGACTAACTCGCAAAGATATTGTTTGGAGTCTAAAGAAAAAAGATTCCCTAAACCAAGAATGGTTAAGAAGATATTAGAAGTTACTAAAGGCAAAGTTACTTTACAAGATTTGTACGAAAGTTGGTGGGAATATGAAGAAAACAAATAAGTTTCCATACAAGAGAGTAAGAATTTATTGGCAAGATCCAACTTCAAATCCAGAATGGATGTCTTTAAAAAAAGCACTTGAGCAAACTTATTCTTGGTGTGATGACATAGGTTATTTATTATATAAGGATCAGAAGAAATTAATTATATTTGCTTCGCATAGTTTTGATGATGATGGTGAACTAACTGTTGGTAATGTAACTGTGTACCCACGATCAGTTGTCAAAAAGATAGAGGTATTAAAATGAAATCAGCATATCAAATGGTTGGTCATAATTTTAACAATGATCGTATAGAAAATGATTTTTATGCTACACCAATAGACGCAATAGAAGATTTAATTAAATACGAAAAATTTGATGGTAAAATTTGGGAATGTTCTTGTGGTGATGGTGCAATATCAGATCCATTAATAAAAGCTGGTTATGATGTTTATAGCTCTGATTTAATTGATAGAGGTTATGGAGAAGTAAAAGATTTTTTAACTACCAATGACAAAGTAGATAATATTATTACCAACCCTCCATTTAATTTAGCAACAGAATTTACTTTGCATGGCTTAAAATCAGTTAATAAAAAAATGGCTTTGCTATGCAAGTTATCTTTTTTAGAGGGTAAAAAAAGAGCTTCTCTTTTATTTAATCAAAACAAATTAAAAAAAGTTTTAATCTTTTCAAGAAGATTAGGTTTTAAAAAAAATGATAAAAAAGGTGGACTAATGGCTTTTGGTTGGTTCATTTATGATGTTAATTACAATGGTAAACCTACTATAGATTGGATCTAAAATGACAAATGAGGGTATGTGGAAAGAGCTAGAGCTATCAGATAAATTAAAGGAATGTAAAGCTGAATTGAAACGACAAAAAAAATTTATACAAAAACAATCTGATATAATATTTGCTTTGGAAAAAGATATAGAACTAAAAGATAATATAATATTGGTACTTAAAAAAAAATAGATATGGCTAGATGGACTTATGCTTTCTCTAATGGGAGCTATAACGATTGGCATAGGAAATATGACAATATTGCCATGATTGATATTGATAGTATTGAATGTTGTCCTGATTGCTACGAGCCACTTGCTATCCTTGAGACTTGCTATGACAAAGGACAGAAATATAAGGCTACCACCCTTGCAAACATAGTCGCTAGT